TCTCCTAAATTACATTCCTGCAAGCCTATAAAGCTTTTATATAAATCATAGTTTTTAAGGTCGGCAAAGCTTACCCGGTAATTTATACTCGGCTGGCAGTTGATGAGCATATATTCCTTTGCGCGTTCCTCACAGGCGGTTTTCATTTCCGCTATCGTGGGGTAATCTTCGGCGCACTTTATATCCTTGTAATTTATTTCAAAGCTGTAAAACTGCATAGGCGGAACTGGAAGGACCGCCATATCAAGAGTATTAAGCGAAGCCGTACCAGTCAGTACCGTTTCATTTCTCTGTTTTTCATTGTTCACAATGCTTTCGTTATAAATAGTCGCTTCATAGTAGACCGTGGAACAGTAATTCGAATAATCTACCTCCTGTTGAATTTCCGTCATGTCAAAGCCGTATCGTATGGAAAAGGCGTTATCCTCGCCCCTCCGCCTGTTAATTACAACATTGAAGTTATCCCTTAAAAGCTCTCCGCCCCAAACGGTTATAAAACAGTTATCCGCTCCGATCAACGCTTTGGTAACCGACATTTTTTCATAATAAGCCGTTTTTAAATCGTCGGCGGACGGAAACTCTCCGGAGGGCTTTATGTCCGTTGAAAACAGAAAGCGTTCGGCGGGCTGTTCCGCCGTACTGCTTCCTCTGTCGGTGTATGTGTGAGTAACAATCCAGTTGAGTGCGTCACTGCCTGTCTGCATCATAGGGCGGGTGTCACGGATAAAGTAATAATTAAGATCATAAAAGATGTGCATAGCGTCCGCTTTGACCTCGTAATTTCCGTCCGATGACATTGACAGCGATTTCCGGTATATTCTGAAAAGCTGTCCCTGCGCCTTTATGATGTAGTTTTCTCGGATATATTTCCAGTTTTCCCACTCATCGCGCGGATGAGTAAGCGTTAAAGAGTATTCGCCGTTTAAAACCTCTGTAATCTCACAAGAGGTAGGCGCAAGTATACGCAAGCCGTTGTGAGAGAAGTCAGTCTCGTCGGGCGCAAACACGCTTATGTAGTCATACATCAATACCACCTCTCATTTTTGTTGTAACCCAAATACTGGAGCTTTTGGTTATGAGACTTGTATATTCTTCCGTCGTGCTCCCACTCCTCCCGGACCAGCTCAACGACTATGCTGTTCTCTCCGGGTTTCAGCGCGGGGAATATTCCCGCAGTCTGGTTTACTACCACAAGCTTTTTACTGCCTGAAAACATATACGCAAGCCTTGACGAAACGTCAACATAGATATTCTGCTGCTTGTAATCGTAGTAATACTTAGCCGTACCGCCTGAAACGTCGGCCTCATATTCACCGGTATATTCTCCGGGCGTTGTAATAATAAGAGGGTTTTCACTGCCGTTGACCGTAACCCTGAGCTTTCCCGCAAAGCTGAAATACCATTTAGGCTCGCTTTCAGCGGTACCGTTGTTTATTATCGTCATCGAGCCTGTGAGCGTATCGTCGTCCATTCCCATAGGCGTTGATACAAACGGGTTTGTGACGGAATAAGCAAATGGTTCGCATATAAATTTAATTTCAAATGACTGTATTCTGTCGTCAATCCTCTGAATAGATATGACATCGTCTGAAATTACATTATAGTATTTATCCGGCTCGTCAGAAAAAATAAGCTTACCTCTGCCTAAAAGCCATGAAAAAATGTTCCTTATATTATCGGGACATTCCACTAATAGCTCAGCGGTTATCTCCGTTGTCTGGCGTTCTTGCTTTTCAAGTATTAACGGATTATAACGCCCCGGTATTGAAGTAATTTGCGGTTCGCATGGTGCGCGCTGAACGCCTGACATAGTAATTATCTTAACTCCCATATCTTGTGATGGGATTTCTTTAAAAGTAAATGTCATATTAACCTCCGGATGATTTAATATCTTTTACTTCCTGACGGCTCAACGCTTCGGAAATGCGTAAAATGTCAGTATCGTTTCTTACGGTAAAATAGTTTTTGTGTTCTATTTTAACTTCTGTGGTTCGGTTTTCAATAACGCTTTCGCTGCCTTGCTGTTGGGGAGAATACATGCCGTTTGCTATGTCAAAAAGCCGCTTTTGCTGCATTTTTGTCAGCACCATTTCACCGTCAAGAGCCATAATAGGCGCTTCATACTCTCCCTGAAAATCAATGATGCCGCCGGTGTGAAAACGGGGGAGCGTTACCTCCGGAATTGTGGGAATAGCAGGAATTCCAACTTTATCGGTAATTTTGTTAACGCCGTTAATAAGACTGTTTATTATTCCTATTGCTCCGTTTAAAATATTTTCTACAAACACTGGAATATTATTGAAAATACTTTTAAATACTTCAACTATGCTGTTCCATGCGCCTTCCCAATTACCTTTAAACACGTTTGATATAAAGTCAATGACGTGTTCCAGTACCTCTACAATACCCTCTATAATTGGTATAACCGCATCGACTGCTTCGCCAAGAACATCCGAAATTACAGAGGCAAGACCGGATATTATTGGCTTTAACGAATCAACCAAAGGAAACAATCCATTCAGAAGATTTGTAAGAGGAGGTAAAAGTGCATTAATAAGTTCAACTATCGGCGGTATTAACGCATTGAAAACTTCTACAAGCGGCGGTATCAAAGCTGTTGCTAGTTCAACGATTATAGGCATAAGCTGAGTAAATAAATCAAGTAACGGGGGCAGCAGCTCATGTACTATCATAGTAAATACCGGCATTAACGCTTGCAAAGCTTCCATAAGCGGCGGTAGTATCTCTTCTATCGCCGACATCAGAATCGGCGCAAGCTGCGTGAATACGTCAAGTATTATCGGCAGCAGATTTTCCGACATTTCAATCAACGTGGGTAAAAAACTTTCGAAGGATTCGAGCAGCGGAGGGAGAATTTCCTGTAAAACAGGCAATACCTCTTCTATAAGTTCGCTTAAAACGGGTATAAGCATTTCGCCCAGAGGAAGTACCAACATTTCAACAGATCGTTTCAGTCCTTCGAACATAGAACCGAGATCGTCGTATTTTACTCCCTTTATGTCATCCAGTGCGCCGTAAGTATCGTAAGCTCCGTCTTCTATATCTGCGAGAGCCTCAACCGCTTCGGGTCCTAAATCTTCCCACATAGTTCCGAAAAGAGCAACTCCCGCCGCGTCTTTTTCAAGAGGATCTTCTATCCTTGACAGCGCTTTCAGCGTATCGCTAAACGCCTTTTTAGCCGTTTCTCCGCCCTGCCCAAACTTGGCTGCCATTTCGTCGGCGTTAAGTCCTATAGCCGTAAATCCTGCGGCAGTTGAATCGGAGCCGTCAATTGCTCTTATAGAAAACTCCTTGACCGCGTCTCCGACTTTGTCAAGATTCCAGGCGCCGCTTTCAGCGCCTTTTTCGAAAATCTTGAACATATCGTCGGCGTCCAGACCGACCTTTGCAAATTGCGTGGAATATTCCGATATGCTGTCAATTAATTCGCCGGAATAGTCAAGACCATTCTGCGCTCCGGCGGCAATCATAGACATTGCCTCGTCACCGGATACGCCGAAATTATCCATCATGGCTTTAGCGGCTCTTGTAGATTCGGATATATCGTATTCAAACGTATCTCTAAGAGCAAACGCGGATTCCGTAATCGACTGCAACTGCTCATCCGACATTTCACCGAGATTTTGCGTTACTGTTGCCATGCCGTCCGCTATGTCTTGGAAATCTTCGCCATAGTTATTGGCATAGATTTTTTCGAGGACATTTTGAAAATGTCCTGTTTCATCGGCGGCATACCCTGTACTTGAAAGAAAACTGTTCATCGCTTTGTCAACGTCGTTAGCAAGATTGACCGCATATCCGCCGGCGGCAACTGCGGCAGTACCTACGCCTACCGCTGCCGCGCCGATAGCTTTAGCAGACTTACCGGCAATGTCAGCAAGCTTATTGCCGCCCTTTTTGGCTGTATCCTGTGCGCTGTCCATATCCTTTTGCAGATTATCAAGATTCGCTCGGACGTCAAATTCAACTAAACCGTCAGCCATTTAATCACCTCTCTTTCGCCCTCGCCAGCAGAGTATCCGCAAGCCGTTTCAGTCCGTCCTGAAAGTTCTTCTCTCTCTCCTCTTGTGATATATCAAGGGCATAATATTGCTTTAGTTCCATGAGCGACCTGATATAATCCTGATTATGCTTATCCGGCTTCGGCAGCGGTCTTGAACGAATTGACATAACCTCACGTATTTTAGTTCTCTCAGAAAGTCCTTGAAAGAGAGAAATAAACTTCTGCCAGTGTAATTTACCCTGCTGTTCAATCAGATCAATCCCATAATCCATAAGAAAAGAGCTGTAGATAAAAGCAGAGTCCTGCTTAAAATCTACAACTCTTAAATTGTTTTTACCCGTACTTCGCTGAAAGGTTTCAATCTGTTCCTTGAAAATAACGTCAAGCGCCTTTATATTAGGTAACTTTCTTTCTTCTGTAAGTAACGCTAAAGCGTATTGCGCTTTTTCATAATCAAGCAAAAAATTGTCCTTAAAGATATCGTATACTTTTATAACGTTATCAAAGGATATATTAAGCCTGATTTTTTTGCCCTTATATATCACATAGTCAGTAAGCGGCTTTGTAATATTGATCATTTCAATCCCAGCTTGCGTTTTTGTTTTTTTGTATAGCTGAAATTATTAGCTATTCTTGCTTTTTGTTCGGCAGCCGAAGTTTCTATAGCGGGCTTTACGACATCGTTTATATAGGGATATAACTGTATAAACATATCCGTATACTTGCCTTCAAAATATTCAAGCATAACAGCAGTGTTTTCTTCTCCGAAAACCAGCCGGAAAAATTCAATAACCGCCTTTCCGTAGTTTTCAAACGCTTCGGCATTCTCGCCCTTTTTTATGCCCCTCTGGGCATTAATAAGACCGATTTCAGCTTTGCGGAATCCGCCGGCCATCCTGTCGGTATTAATATCGACATGGACGGTAAGCTCGACCTTACCGTCATCGCCGAGCAGCTCTAAATCCTCTACTATATGATTTGATTTTTTTATCTGATAAGCCATATTTAACCTCCCGCCGTTATTTCCGGCTTTCCGTTTATGTGTATTTCGACCGATATAGCGCAGGGTTGATTGGCAGCGCCGCCGGAGCGCGTAATTTTAGCAAGAGTAGCGTTGCACGTAAGAATAGTCGGCTGTCCGGCGGTAGACTTTGGTATCTGCAACAAAAGCTGAACGTCTCTTGCGGCGCCGAAGCCCATATATACTTTATCACTGAAAATGTAGTCCTGCGCAGCGTCTCCCAGAACTCTTACGCCTGTCAGGGTAAAAATAAGCTGCCCTCCCGTTACATAAGACGATCCCCAGCCTTTATCCGAAAGAAAACTGGTCTGATAAAGAACCTCGTTAATTGCTTCCGTTATATTATCAAAGCCTCTGGCTATGGTCTGCGGTGTTCCACCGACGTCTTCGGTGTTGGGCACGATTATTTGCAGCTTGTAATCATAATTAAGCTGTATATCTTCCGCTTTTACTGTTCCGCCTGTTGATTCTGCCATATTAAAATCCCTCCATATTGTATATATTGACGGTCAAAATGCAGGAATAAATCCACATTATACCGTCTGAATTTTTTTCCTGCCCCACATAATTGGGGGACGTGGAAATTTCAATTGTCTTTATACGCCAATTTTCACCGCTTGGCAAATCAAGCGTCCTGCATTTATTACATATCTGATTCAGTTTATCTAATGCCGTTTTCTGTGATTTATACTTTGCAAGCACAAGTACGGACATTGATTCATAGCTTTCACCATTGAAAAATCTAGATCGG